ACTATCCCGGGTATGCGGGTGGTGACACCGAGCTAACAAGTTTCCTTTGTGAAACAGCTCAGTTACCAGGTTCAACATTCGGAACGATTGTTGTTCCATTCAGAGGTCGTCAGCTAAAAATGGCTGGCGATCGTACATTCGCACCATGGACAGTTACAATCATCAATGATACAGATTTTGATGTCCGTAACTCAATGGAGCGTTGGATGAATGGTATCAATGCTCACTCAGCAAATACTGGTTTGACTTCACCTATTGCATATGAAGCAGACTTGTTTATTGAGCAATTAGATCGTGACGGATCTGCTCTTAAGAAGTATACACTGAGAGGTGCTTTCCCAACAGAAATTGCACCAATTGATGTAAGCTACGCTTCAGTAGACGAGATCGAAAGATTTACTGTAACCTTCGAGTTCCAGTACTTCGATACCGATACTACTAGCTAGTATAAGTAAAGAGAGAGGCTAGACACAGTCTAGCCTCTTTTCTCAATTTAAGGAATTAAAATGGCAGAAGATAGAGGCCTTCGTTTATTTGGATTTGAAATCAAGAGAGCTAAGGAAGAAGATCCTAAAAAAGCTCCCTCGATCGTTCCTGCTCGAGACGATGACGGTGCAGGATATGTAACCGCATCTGGTATGCATTATGGTCAATATCTGAATATTGATGGAGATGACTCAAAAGATAATTATCAACTTATTATGCAATATCGTGGAGTTGCGATGCATCCTGAAGTTGATATGGCAATTGAAGAAATTGTTAATGAAGCAGTCACTATCACCGATGATGATATGACGGTTGATATTAATTTAGATAATATTGATATTTCAGACTCAATTAAGAAACAAGTTAAAGAAGAATTTGATAATATCTATGGGATGTTAGATTTTGGTGATTATGGTCACGATATCTTCCGTAGATGGTATATTGATGGTAGATTATACCATCATTTAGTAGTTGACGAAAATAACCTCAAGTTAGGCATTAAAGAAATTAGACCTATTGACGCATCTAAAATGCGTAAGGTTAAACAAGTCAAAACAAAAACTGATCAACAGACTGGTGCTAAGCTTATTGAAAAAGTTGATGAGTATTTTATTTACCAAGAAAAACCTGGTAGTCAACAATCAGGCGGTGTAAAAATGACTGAAGATGCAGTCTCATATATTACATCTGGTTTGTTGAATGAAGATCGTAAAAAGATCGTATCATACTTACATAAAGCAATGAAGCCTATTAACCAATTAAGAATGATGGAAGATTCATTGGTTATTTACAGATTGGCTCGTGCACCTGAGCGTCGTATTTTTTATATTGATGTTGGTAATTTACCGCGTGGTAAAGCCGAACAATATATGAAAGATATTATGACACGGTATCGTAATAAGCTTGTTTATGATGCAAGCACTGGGCAAATCCGTGATGACCGCAAACATCAGTCATTACTTGAAGATTTTTGGCTCCCACGAAGAGAAGGTGGTAGAGGAACAGAAATTAGTACATTACCTGGCGGTGAGAACTTAGGCCAGATTGATGACATTGTATATTTCCAGAAAAAAATGTATCGTGCATTAAATGTACCTATTAATAGACTTGAGCAAGAAGCACAGTTTTCTCTTGGAAGATCTTCAGAAATTACAAGAGACGAATTAAAATTTCAGAAATTTATTGATAGACTTCGTAGAAGATTTGCTCATTTGTTTATGAATATCTTAAAGAAACAGTTGATTCTAAAAGGTATTATCACTGAAGAAGATTGGAACGGCTGGAAAAGTAATATTGTCATTGAATATGCAAAGGACAATCATTTTACAGAACTAAAAGATGCAGAAATTTTACGAGAAAAATTACAATCTTTAGACCAAGTTCAAAACTATGTTGGTGAATATTTCTCTAAAGAATGGGTAATGAAGAATATCCTACATTTTAATGATGAAGACATTGAAAGAATGCAGGATCAAATAGGTGGTGAAGGCGAACAAGCGCCAGAAGGAGAAGAAAATGAGTGATACTGAAGTTGAAGTAAATCCAATTGAAAATTTAGTTCAAGCAGCACTAGATCAAAACTATACAGCTGCAACTGATATTTTTAATGACGTGATTGGACAAAAAATGCAATATGCATTAGATCAAGAAAAAATTGCGATTGCAGGGAGAATCTATAATGGCGAAGAGCCAGAAGATGATGACTATGAACTTAATGATGAAGATTTAGAACTAGATGACGAAGATCTCGAACTAGATGATGAAGATTTAATTGATGATGATGACGAAGTAGAAAACTAAAAACATATAAATAATTAAGTAAAGAACGGGTAACATGAAATATTTTACTGAACTAAGAAAAAAGATGCCACCTGGAGAACACGTAAAAGACTTCAAGGTGGATCGCGTTCCAGTAATGATTCATAAGGATAAAGGCAAGTTTGTTGCTTATGTCGATGGTGACAAACTTGACGTTTATAATTCACAGAAAGAAGCAGAAAAAGCTGCTACTCAATTTGTGAAACAATACGGACAAATGAAATGAAACTTATTGCAGAATATACAGATCAAGATATTGAATGCATTGTCGAAGCCAAAGATGGCAAAAAGACATATGCTATTGAAGGTATCTTTGCATCAGCAGAGCAAAAGAATCGTAATGGTAGAATCTATCCAAGAAATGTGATGGAGTCTGCTGTTAAAAAGTATATCGACGAACAAGTTTCAAAAGGTAGAGCTGTTGGAGAACTCAATCATCCAGAGGGCCCAACAATCAACCTAGATAAAGTTTCTCACAAGATCAGTAACCTTGAATGGAAGGGGAATGATGTTGTAGGAAAAGCGACAATACTGGCAACTCCTATGGGTAAGATCGTTGAAGGTCTTCTCGATGGTGGCGTTAGGGTTGGCGTTTCAACTCGTGGTATGGGAAGTTTGCAGCGTGGCGGTGGAGCAATGATGGTCGGTCCTGACTTCATGCTCAATGCTGTAGATATCGTTCAGGATCCATCTGCACCGAATGCTTTTGTTAATGGAGTTATGGAAGGTGTTGAATGGGTATGGAATAATGGTATCATCGAAGCTCAAACAATTGAAAGAATGGAGACTGAAATTAAGAAAGCTCCACGAAAAGATCTCTATGAGGTACAGGTTCGTGAGTTTAAGAATTTCCTCTCGTTACTCAAATCAAAAAAATAAGGAGTCAACATGACTGAAGATCAAAATATGGATCACGAAGTTGAGCTCTATGACGACGAGAACGAAATCATGGAAGCTCAAGGACACGATCCTAAGAATGCTGAAGCTCAATCAGTAGCATCTGTTGACAAGGCTGGTGAAGCCACTGGTACCGCTAAAAAGCGTAAAGGTGATAACACTAAGCAGGATCCAATGCCTAAGACCAAAGCTGGTATGATTAATGCCGCTTATCAAATGATGTCTAAAGCCAAAAAAGAAGACCTTAGTGTCATGCTTTCTAAAATGATGGCTGAAGAGTTTGACGAGTCTGAGGAAGGATACACATCAGAAGCTCCTAAATTCGAGTATGAAGCAGACTTCTCTCAAGACTTAAATGCGTTAATTTCTGATGAAGCTACTTTGTCAGAAGAGTTTAAGTCAAAGGCAGAAACAATTTTCGAAGCAGCTATTAAGTCTAAGCTGTCTGAAGAAATTGATCGTCTTGAAGCGAAGTACGAAGAAGAATTAGCAGAAGAAATTTCTTCTACTAAAACTGACCTCGTAGAAAAAGTCGATTCGTACCTCAACTACGTTGTTGAACAGTGGATGGAAGACAATGCTGTCGCTATCCAGTCTGGCTTACGTGCTGAAATTGCTGAGAACTTCATGAATGGTCTGAAAGGTCTATTCGAAGAGTCTTACATCGAAGTACCAGAAGCTAAAGTCGACCTAGTAGACGATTTGGCAGATACAGTTGAAGAGCTCGAAGAGTCTCTGAATGCTACAACTGCTAAAGCTATCGAGCTGTCTGAAGAGCTGGAAGTTTATAAGCGTGATTCAATTATTCGTGAATCTGCTCGTGGACTTGCAGAAACTCAGGTAGAAAAACTTAAGTCACTCGTTGAAGATGTTGAATTCGAAGATGAAGAAACTTTTGCACAAAAAGTTGAAACTGTCAAAGAATCATACTTCAAGAAAGACGTAACAGAGTCAA